CTCTCAATGAGGGTGGATATTTATCAGCAAAGACAGTAAAAGGACCGGCATCAAAAGTTAAGAAATATGTAAAAGATTTGATCGATACTGCTAAAAAAGATCACGGTCCTGATGCACATTATACTGGCGATTGAGATTCTGTTACTGGTATAAATATAATTAATAAAATGTTCAAAACAAAAGATGAAGCATTTGGTTATATTGAAGATAATGCTAACAAATGAGATAATGCTATTGCTGTTCAATTTGGCAAGAAGGGACAGTGAGCCATTGGTGCATTATTGTCTGAAGGAACTCTCACTGAAAAAGTTCGCCCTGGTGAACATATGGAATTGAATCGAGCCGATAGAAAGAAAATGAAAACTCGTGGTCATATGTCTGACAAAGAAGTAAAGGGAACATTTACACTAGTAGGTAGGCCACAATTTGGAGCCGTTTCGGTTCGTTCGGATGTAACAAGAAAACTATATAAAAATTTATCAGGTGACATGTTTAATCCTGCACATATAAGGAATTACCTAGACACAGAGCTTGCAGGCACAAAATTCGGCAAAAAAGAATTAGGTCGATTTGACTATTAGGAGATAAATAGATGGCAACAACACTAGGATATTTAATAAATACTACAGGGTCTGCTCCAGCAGTATCTGAATCAACGTCGTTTGGTATTTATGACAACGATGTAACATTTCAGCTTGAAGCACCTCAAACGGCAAAGTGAGTTGCATTCAGACTGGGTGGAGTTCTTATGCAAGTTGAGCTAACATTTCCAGAAGTATATAATGCTTTTGAAGAAGCCGTCAGTGAGTATTCAACATTGGTTAATAATTCACAGATCAAAGATTGATTGCTTAACTTCAAAGGATTCACAACTGGATCTGATTTAACTAACACAAATCCACTAGCTTCATATGAGTATCAAAAGAGATATTCAGACAATATCATTGGTAGTGAAGTTGGTGTTGGTGGAGTATATGATTGGAAGACCGGTTCAATCGATCTTGTAGCAGATCAACAGTATTATGATGTTCAAGCATTGTGAGGTTCTGCTTCAGAATCAAATCAAAGACTTGAGCTTAAAGAAATTTGGCACTATCGACAGCCTGCTATTCAAAGAGGAAGAGCATATGGATCCGGACAGGCAATGATTAATTCAGAATTTGCAGGAATGGGATCTGTTGCCGGAACCGCTGGGACACAATATTTAGTTTATCCACTATATTCAGATATTTTAAGAGCACAGGCAGTAGAGCTGTCTGATATGATCCGTAAGTCAGGATATTCTCATGAAGTTATCAATAATGTATTACGATTGACACCCACTCCTACTGAAGCAATAAAACTTTTCTTTAGATATCGAATAAACTTTGATCCATTTACTGATGATGATAGATCGTCGCAAACAGACAGTGTTATTTCTAGTCCTGCTGACATTCCATATTCATTCTTACCGTATACATCAATCAACTCTCCTGGAAAACAATGAATTAGAAAATATACACTAGCAATTTGTAAGGAAATGCTTGCAAGGAACAGATCAAAATTTACCTCTATTAATATTCCTGAAAATGAGGTGACTCTCGATGGCGATGCATTGCTAAGTGAAGGTCAGGCAGAGAAAGAAGCACTGATTGAGCAATTTAAAGAATTCTTAGAAGGTGTGAGCAATGAAAAATTAATGGAATCTGAAGCATTACTTCAGGAACATATGGAAAATCAATTTAAGCACATACCAATGCTTCCAAGAATAGGATAACAATATGAAATTAAGAGATCTACTATTAGAGGTCAAAGTGCCTTATTTGAAAACCGAAAAACAGGCTCGAGAATTTATCAAAAGATTGAAACCAAATGATAAAGTTAGCGATGATGTTACTGCCATGGAGACTGGCAAGGTGTTTATGAAAAAGGGCGATAGCAAAAAGGATTTGAAAGATGCCATTGTTAAAGAATTCAAAGGAAAAGCATCGAACGAAAATGATATGAAGAAGTTCTATAAAATTAAAATAGAACCTTTTGATAAAAACATGTCGGCAAGTGAGAAGAAATCATATGAGAAAGCAGAAGCTGATTTATATGCCAAAGTGCCTTTAGAGATTGAGCGGAAAGATGGAAAACCTTTCACAAAGAACGATCAAAAAGTTTTAGAAGACTATGGTAAATGGTGGACTAAAGAATTGGCTCACTTTGGATTTAGAGGATGGGAATTCTTTGGATCATTCAAGAATAATAAAGTGGCACATGGATCACCAATCTTCTATTAGGAGTAATTAATGACAATATATTTTTCAGATAAAGAAAAAGCATTTTTCAATTCAATCAATGAAGAACTTATAGAAGATGTTGTTAAGCAGTTCATCGTTGTGTACAAAATTAGTGCAGCGGCTACAAGCACTGGTATCTATGGTTCGAGCTCAAATAAAACATTTGAACCAGGGATAAAGATATGATCATTGATTACTATTCTAGATCCAGAAGTAACTGTTGAGCCGGCTGCAGGAATCAAACAGAAAAGGCGTCTTGAAGTCACGATTCAAAAGAAACACCTACTAGATAATAGCTTTTATTTTGACGAAGGTGATTACTTACATTGGGATAGTCAGTATTTTGAAATACAAACAATAGTAAAACCTCAGTTTATCCAAGGACAGCCTGATCACAATTGGCATGTCAAGCTTACTGCAGAATCTGCTGGTGTTTCAGAAATAACAATTGAAGATAGGGATAAATACGATGCCTAGACAAGAGCAACAAAAGATATTAAATAGTGATCTACCTATTATCCAACAACAATTAGAATCTGTTGATGTGGCACTGTTGAATCATTTCAATGAGACACTTCAGCTATTTGCTGTTGAAAATAACCGAAAGGTCAGTCTTGTAACAACCATAGCACAGGCCGAACGGTGATTTCAAAAGAAACGCCAAAGAGAAAAGCGAGACGATAAGACTGAAACTATCTATCCTGTAGCCTCATTAAGACGAGGATCAATTACTCCCAATAATGACATGTTTGTTTATAACAAAAATCAGAGTACTATGATACCTGTTTCAAAAAGATTATCAGCTGAAAATAGCTATAAAGATAAGCCTGCTGGAACTGAAATCTATGAAGTTAAGCTTGTCTCACCTCCTGTTGCAGTTGATATCGATTATGAATTTACACTTCAAACAAAATATATGGAAACTAGTAACTCAATCATTGAGCAGATTATTGTCTATCATGGTAAGCAAGACATAGTCACTAAGGACGGTTTTACATTGCGAATGAATATTGATAGCTTTTCAGACAATTCAAACCTTGATGAAATTGCCACAGACAATATGCTATTTGAACATGTAGCATCATTCACTATTTCTTGCCTGTTATCTCTAAATATCAAGAGCAACATTGTAAATGTGAAAAAAGTTCGTACTCCAGCTAAATTTTCCTTCAGTGAAAAATTCGTATAAATATACACCCTCAAAAATAAATGTGCGGTAACCGCCTTTTGCCTTTTTTCTTTTATATTTATAATTATATTATAAAATTTTAAACTTTATTAGGAGAAAAACAAATGGCTAGTGAAAAAATTATATCTGCTGGCGTGTTCACCCAAGAAAATGATTTATCATTTTTCAGTAGAGGCCTTTCAGAGATTGGCGCTGCTGTAATTGGATGGACTAAAAGCGGACCTGCATTTCAACCAACTATTGTTGAAAGCTATGATGAATTCACACAAGTATTTGGCGGGAAAAACGAAGAATTATTTACACCATATTTGGCTGACGAATATTTAAGAAATTCTGGAAAACTTACCGTTACAAGAGTACTTGGTGGTGGAACATTTTCATACACAACAGTTGGCGAATTAAGTTCTGGTAGCATACTTCATGCAGTTATCAGACCTACTGCTTCAGCATCTGGAGACTTCATAATTGATGTCACTGGATCAACATCTGAAGTATCAATGTCGGCTTTCGACTTACACTTAAGTTGCTCAGCAGACGAAACAACATATACAAGCGTATCAATGAATCCTTCAGACTCAAACTTTGTTGGAAAAATCATTGGTGAAAATCCTAGAGGACCTGGATATTTCTACCTTGATACATATTTCAAAACTCAGATCTCAGCTTCAATTGCTATTGGTGCATTAATGCCAACAGGATCTGTTTCAAGCTCAACTTCAGCGATTATTACAACTACAGGTTATTCGCACGGAACATCTCCAACTATAATTTCACAAACATTCGGCTCTACAAATCATGAGTTATTCAACTTCCATATGTTATCAGACGGAACTGAATCTAATCAATTGATCAAAGCTGGTGTTTTTGCTGTTAAAGCAAGTGGTTCTGTACCAGGGTCAGACTATGGCTCATTTGGTGTAGTTATCCGTAAGTACTCAGATAATGATGCAAATCCTGTTATCTTAGAAACATACAACAACCTAACACTTGATCCAGATTCACCAAATTACATTGCACGGAGAATTGGAGATCAATCGGTCACAACAGCAGCAACTGGTAAGAAAACAGTTAATGGCGACTTCCAGAATATTTCTAAATACGTTAGAGTATCTATGGTGGTTGCATCTTATCCAAAAGATGCTGTTCCATTTGGATTTAAGAATTATAAGAAATATAATTCAACAGCTCCAGATGCAGTCTATGCATTATCACAATCATATGATTCAGATTATAATTCTCGTGCTTACTACGGAATTGATTTTGAAGATGATGATGTGAAAAACTTCAACGATGCACTGCCTACAACAAAAGCAAACAACTCGTCAAATTTCTTGCTGAGCAATTGCATTGGCTATGCTTCAGGTGTTTACACAGGTGCAATTTCATTAACATCTGCAATCGGTACTAAACAATTCATGTTTGGTTTCCAAGATGGATTTGATGGATTTGATCCACGTAAGCCAATTAGTGAAGATCGAACATTTACACTAGCAACCACTTCTGGCTCTGTTGAGTTTAAGAAAGCGCTTGATTCTACAAAGAGTCAGGATGAATATGATTTCAATATGCTTATCGTACCAGATTTAGAATATGGAAATTCATCATACGTAATTAAACAAGCACTTAGTGTTTGTGAATCTCGTGGTGATTGTTTCCTACTTATGGATCTAGGTGGAAAAACAACTTCACGTGATACATATATTACACGTACACAAGCGATCGATAGCTCTTATGCTGCTACATATTACCCATGGGTGCAAATCGGCGATGATGAAAATAGCAAACCAGTTTGAGTTCCACCTTCAGTTGTTATGGCAGGAATAATTGCCTACACAGATAAAGTATCTCATGAGTGGTATGCGCCAGCCGGCATCAACCGTGGTGGTTTAACACGAGTTATTAGAGCGTATGATCGTCTTGATAGAGATGATAGAGACGCACTTTATGAATCTCGAATCAATCCAATTGCAACATTTCCAGATACTGGTGTTGTTGCTTGGGGGCAGAAAACATTGCAAGTCAAAGCTTCGGCTCTTGATAGAATCAATGTAAGACGTCTATTAATCAAAATCAAGAAGACAGTTGCATCTTCAACAAAATACTTACTATTCGAGCAGAGTGACGAAGCTCTATGGTCTAAGTTTAAAAATATTGTTAATCCTGTATTGACTGGAATTTTGGCTAACGCTGGAATCTCTGAGTTCAAGGTAGTTATGGATGAAACAAATAATACTCCAGATGTAATTGATAGAAATGAAGTAAAAGGTGAGATTTTTATTAAGCCTAAGAAATCTGCAGAGTTCATCCTGTTAGACTTCAACATAATGGCGCAATCAGCGACATTTAATAACTAGGAATATATTTATTAATATATGCTTAATATGAATTTTATAAGGAGAATATAATGGCAAACGAAGACTTATTAAACCCAGGAAAATGGTCTGATAATCTGCAGCCAATGAGACAAGATAACTGGTTCTTAGAGTTTCCAGATGTAAATGGAAATCAAATTCCTGCTTATACATGTATGAGCGCTGGAAGACCAAAATTGTCAAATGAAGAAGTTGAAATTCCTTTCATGAATAACACCGCTTATTTCAAAGGCAAATCAAAATGGGAAACGCTAGACATTGTTCTACGCACACCTATTTCAGAAGCCCTTGCTTTAAGAGTCATGGAATGGATCATGCTTCACCACGATGCTGAATCAGGTGTTGACGGTTATAAGAGTGAATATGCAAAAGATATCACTTTGAAACTAACATCGCCTTTAGGAACAACCATTGAATCATGGAGATTGCACCAATGTTGGATCACCAATAGTGATTTTGGTAGTTTAGATATGAGTTCGGCTGACGCTGTAGAAATTAGCTTAACACTAAGATTTGATTACGCTGTGTTGGAATTATCACAGTAAGTCACTTCATATAGATCAAACAAATGAAAGCCTCTATTTATTTAGGGGCTTTTTAATCCTGTATTGACTGGAATTTTGGCTAACGCTGGAATCTCTGAGTTCAAGGTAGTTATGGATGAAACAAAT